TTCGTCCAGTCATTTGATTTACTCCTTTTATAGATTTTCTTACTTGGTTTAGTTCTGGTCCTGAACTCTAGATCAGTCCTGAACTTCTTGTTGATGACAGATTGTTCTATCTGCCAACTCCTTTGCTTGTCCTGTACTCTCATTTCTCTTACTCCAATATGGAGGATATACTATATCACAAGGTCCACCAAACCTAACCAGCATAGGTACTCTTACAGGTATTGCTATCATTTGTTCTATTGGTACGGTATTCACCAGCATCTCCTTCCCACGACAATTCTTTATTAGTATCTCCCCATTTATTAGCGGTCTTCTGTATTGCAGATACTTCTTTTTTCATTACAGCTTTACATTTAGGGCAACATTGTCTTTTAGTTCCATGATAGTTAACACAGTAGTGTTCGACCATCTTTTTACAAGTATTACAGTAATACTCATAGATTGGCATAGAGAGTCCTTATGCTAAAGTTTTATTAAGAGGGATACAGCCCATATTATAGTTATCAGGTATTACAGTTTGTCTTTGTTTAACTTCTGCCCAAAACTTTTCTATCTCCTCCTTACAGTTCTGATGAGAACTGAATGTGTCTATAATTTCCATAGATTCCACTGAAGGAGGACTGTTACTTGGACCACCCCATGTTAGCATCACTATTACAAGTAAAAACATATTAAATTCTCACCCACCTTTCATCTTGTTGTTCTTCTTGACTACAATGTGCCATAAACTCTAGACATCCTCGTTCAACTTCATTATTTCTTCTTTCTCTATACTCACGGTCCCTATCCGCAGCAACCTGTTCAGTCCAATAACTAGCCCCCATTGCAAGAGCATCAAGTCTATCATCGTGTTGGAGTGAACCCCTATCTCTGGTAAGTCTGGTAAGTTGATAGAAAAGTTGTCTTTGGGGATTATCTTTTGTATCGCTGTAGTCTCTTTGGACTTCTGAGTAATCAAAGACCAGTCTATGGGATGATGTGAGTGGTTCGAGGACATCTAATATCCTATGCTCCTTCTGTTTAAATTGACGTTCAGTGTCCTCTACAGTACACGGATATATCTCATTAAGTACTGGTTTAAACAGTTGGACATACATACCATCACCAAAATTAGGCTCAATCTGTACTACATTAACCTTATAGTCACTAGCAATCTTAGCTAATGCTTTAAGTGTAGGTTTATCATAACCTCCAGGAAAACCTCCTACTTTAAGAACATGAACTGTACCATTAAGAAACTTAGTAACACAATACCCAGTCTCATCCTGTCCTCTACCAGCAGGATCTATGTGCATAGCTGATCCTGTATACTCATAGTAATCTGTAGCTACTTCAAATGGCTTATACCAGAAGTCTCCTGTGAGCCCTACAGCCATCAGAGTATCGTCTTTCTCCCCCATAGCCCACTGTACTCTACCAGGAGCTTTATCTACATCTAGGGGTATAGCTATAAGGTCTTTAAGTTTAAGAGGATACCTAAGAGCATCTTCACCTGAAGTATCCAGCATGAACTGTCTAGCAAATCCAGCTCTACCATAGGACTGTAAGCGTTCCTCTAGGTCTAATGAATCAAACCTCATAGGATCTGTAGGAGCGTTTACTTCTATATCCATAGATTGAATAAAAGGAGACAATCTATCTTTATAGAAATCCCTTAGTCTTTGATCTGGTTTAAGAGAAGGCCAGATACGACACTCATATCCCCTCTCTTGAAGACTAGCATAAAGACTTTCTTCTACTTGTGGTGTCCCTAAGTAGACTATTCGTCCAACTTTAGGCATAACTACTGCATCAAACTCTTTAACAGTCTCTCCTAGCTTCTCACGCATGGTCTGAGTAAGAGCATTAGAGAGTACTTCTATATCATCAGCAATGATAATATGTGCTCTAGAACCTACAATCTGTCCTGTAATACCTACAGACTTAACTGTAGGTGCATGAGAAGCCCTACTAGGAGCTACATCAAAAGCAACATTACTGTTACGTTGGTCTTCTCTAGCTCTAAGATGTTGTAGTATAGGCATTTCATGTATGATTCTCTTAGTAAACGTAGAGAAGTCATCTGCCCTTTGTTTAGATGCAGAGATAACCAGAAACTTTAACTGAGGATCACAGAGAAGCTTCCATACAACAAAAGCTGAAGTAATCCAAGACTTACCTACACCTCTAAAGGCTTGAATGATGAGTCGCTTAGGACCATACTGTAGATACTCAGCAATGTCATACTGAATAGGAGTAGGATCAGGCAGGGCAAGATGCTTCCATGCAAGATAAAGAAAGTTGCGGAAGTCACTCTTAATTAGCCCTAATTGATCTGTCGGCTTTAGTTGACTCTGCTGTTTCAAATGGAAGTTCCTCTGTTAGTCCTTTTATATCTTCATTATTAGTACCCATACACTCAATATTATTATCTCTTAGAAACTGTCTTGCTACATTGAGATGTGCAGGGGTAGCCTCACCAGAAGCCAATATGTCAGATAAATGTCTAGCTAGGAGCCCGTGTAGCTCTCCCATACCTTTTACTGTTTCATTACTCATAGGTTAACCCCAAATCTTATAGGCTGATCTAGCAGCTGCATATAGTCCAGAACCAATAGCTACTACAGGTTCAACTGGGAGTCCAAATACAGGAGCTGATACACTAAATAACATCATCCAGAATTCACTTGTTTGCCAACCAGGTTTATTATTATTCTTCATAGTATTTTATATCTCTCTATTATAATAGTTAAATAACTGGTGCATTACATACATAAGCACCAAAAGTAATACCAATCATCAATACTACTAACATTTTAATTACCATCATACCCATCACTAAGTCTCCTTATATCCGTTACTAAAGTACAAGGAATATATCCTATACCCCTGTAAGTCTTATTATCATTTTCTTTGTTATAGGCTACTACTACATAGTCATCCTTAATACCTATAAGAAAACCTATAGTATCATATAGAACTTCTTTGAGTTCCAAATCTTTAATAGTAAACTCATCTCCGTTATCTACCGCATCACGCCAAGTCACTATACAAGGAGTATCTACTTCATACTTCCTTATTAACTGAATTAACTGTGAGTTATTCATCTGTTTCCTTTTTATTTCCGTATTCTGTCCCTCGGTGTTCCAATAGGTGCGTAAGGATTAGCTGATTGGTTGCTTTGAGTGGCTCTAAGCTATCCTCTAGGTTTTCCCTGGTCAAAAGAGTTCGCTCTGCTTCATCTACTCTTTCCTCTAGGGCATCCAGCCTTCCAAAAAGTCGATTCACAATCCACGCTCCTATTGATGCTATAATTCCTAGCAACCAGAAAACTACCTCATTTAATTTGTCGATCACTTAGTTGCTCTCCTATTACTTTGGATATTTATCTTTTACAGCCAAACAATCAGCAATGTATTTGTCTATCTGCCCTTGATCCCCCTTGACCACTCCGTCAAGGTAATCCGTGGCTGGAGGATAGCTTTCTTTGCGTCTGTCAGAGTAAGTCTTAGCCGCTTCTCTTTGTGCTTTTGCTTGTGCAGACATCGCCATCTCGAAATCACCATCATCCATATACCCTGACTCTAAATCGTCCGCAGATATTCCTTGCCCTGCTACAACATCATCGACCATACGGGATAGGTGTTCGGGCTTGGAAGGATCACCCCCTGACATTCCCTTATAATAACGCCCCGTTGATTTTTGTTTAACGTATCGCATAATTCTCCTTTAAGCTGAAAATCTCATAAAATACATATACAGCGTGAAAGTACCTGTCGGACTTCCTACTTTCGTATTCCCAAAAGTTGCCCCATCAGAATCCATACTATCTATATCAATCATATGTCTATGTGAGCCATTGGGCCAATAGTATGCGATTTCAGTTGTCACACCTGACTTAGCAGAGGCATCAGCCTTACGCCAATTCACCGCACAGGACTTAGAAGCACCACCCACAGTTCCAAATCCCCAACTAAACGCTAAAGATTCGTGTTCACCAGCCATAACATATATAAACTCCGGTTCAAAACCAACACCCGTTACAGCAAATGTTCCTGTCGCAGTCGATAAATCAAAAGTTGTGTAAATTTCCTTTATCTGTGTAGATGCACCACCAACTCCACTAGCTAAGTGACCAGAATCAATAGACCCATTAACTAGCTCTGCCGAATCCACTGAATCTGTCGCTAGAGTCCCTGAATCCACTACTCCATCCGGGAGTCCACCAACGCTAATTCCGCTGATAGAACCATCCCCGTTTATTACGATAGCCATTGGTTATATCTCCTTCGGTATATCTATTTTTACTTTTGCGATATGTGCCTGATACACTTCC